CATAGATAGGAGGAAAATATGAAAGTATATTCTAAAAAGAATGTATTTGATAGTGCTATGGATAGAATACGATGGGTATTCAAAGAGTTTGATAACAATGTAGTATGTGGCTTTAGTGGTGGTAAAGATAGTACTGTTGTTATGGAGATGGCACTAATGGTTGTTAATGAATTAAAAGAACAAGGAAAACTACCTAGTGATTACAAACTTAAAGTTATGTGGTTAGACCAAGAGGCTGAATGGACTGAAACTTGTAATTATTGTAAAAGAGTTATGCAAAGACCGGACATTGAGTTCTATCGTATGCAACTTCCATTTAGACTATCTAACAATGCAACTCTAGTTGGAGATAACTACTTACATTGTTGGGACGAGAGTTTGACTGATGAGCAACTTTGTCAACCTAGAGATAAAGATGCTTATAATAGATTATATTTAGACAAGAAGAAAAAGAGTGGAGAATATCTTGAGTTTAAAGATAGATTTCACGATGTATTTGAAAATATTTATAGTTGGATATTTGAGGGTAAGAAGTATGCTGTATTACAAGGACTTAAAGCAAATGAAAATACAAGAAGAAACTTACAACTAACATATCAAACTGGATACAAGAATATCACTTGGAGTTGTATAAGTGGTATTCACGGAGAGGGAGTTAGATTTAGCCCTATATATGACTGGAATAATATAGATAACTGGGTAGCAATATCCAAGTTTGGTTGGGACTACAATAAAATCTATGATGCTATGATACAATATGGTATTCCAGTTAACAAATTAAGAGTTAGTTCACTAATACACGAAACATCAGTTGCACATAACTCTACAATAGTTCAAGAGTTAGACCCTAAACTATATGAGAGAATGACACAAAGAATGCCGGGTATTAGTACATATTCTAAACTTATGGAAGATGCTCAAAAGGTAGAACTACCACCTAACTTTAAGGACTGGGTAGAGTACCGAGATTATCTTATTGAAAAATTAGTACCGGAAGAGAATAGACACTACTTCTATGAGATGACACAAACGAAGTTCTACAAGGAAAACCACGATGATGAAGTTGAAAAGTCTATCATTGAAAGTGTACTAACTATGGATATTGACAAGACCAAGTTTAAAAACATGGCTACTGCTAGGGACTTGGCAAATAGAAAGAAAAAGAAAATGGAGGAACATAATGAAAGAAATAATTAAGTTGATTAAAGAACACGATGGGGACTTTAGTCTTGAAGAAATAAATGAGATAGAAAACGAGTTATATAATAAACACCCATTAAAACATAATCCAGTTGCAAGGGTACAATTTATAGATGTAGATAAAATTGAACCAAATGATTATAACCCTAATGCAGTTGCAAAAAATGAGATGAAGTTATTAGAGATAAGTATTGACCACGATGGTTATACTCAACCTACTGTAACTATTTATGATAAAGATAGAGATAAGTATGTAATAGTTGATGGTTTCCATAGATACTATGTTATGAAAACATCAAAACTAATCAATGAAAGAAATAACGGAAAACTTCCTATCGTTGTATTGGATAAAGACATCAATGATAGAATGGCTAGTACTGTAAGACATAATCGAGCAAGAGGAAAACATAGTGTTAGTGGTATGGGTAATATTGTATGTGAGATGATTGAAAATGGTGCTACTGATGAAGAAGTATGTAATGAGTTAGGACTTGAAACTGATGAATTAGTTAGACTTAAATATACAAGTGGTGTTGCTAAATTATTTGAAGGGCAAGAGTTCTCAAAGAGTGCTAAACCCACATATCAAATTGAAAGAGAATATGACCCTACACTAGATGTAATGGAGGAAACTAAAGATGGAGAATAATAAGTTAGAAGTTGTAATGTTAGACCCTAACTTATTAAAGCCATATTTTAGAAACCCTAGAAACAATGACAAGACTGTGGAGGCACTTGTCAAGATAATTCCTAGAGTAGGCTTCAATGTTCCTATCGTTGTAGATAAAAATATGGTAATAATCAAGGGTCATAGTAGATGGAATGCTAGTAGAATACTTGAGTTAAAGGAAGTTCCAGTAATCATAAGTAATGCTAGTGAAGAGCAAAATAACAAGGATAGAATATTGGACAATGCTATTCACGAGTTAACTGAATGGGACTATGAAAAGTTAAAGGTAGAGTTAGACTTAACTGGAGTATCACTAGATGGATATAATCTAAAATGGATTTCAAAGGTTATAGATACTACACCAGTTCCACATAAAGATAAGGACAAGAAACCTAGTGATGTAATATTAACTATACCTTGTCCAAAATGTAAAAAGGAAATTAAGTTTAGTAAAAAGGAGTTGTTGAAATAATGGAAATTAAGTATATAGATATAAATGAAATTAAACCTTATGAAAATAACCCTAGATTAAATCGTAAAACAATAGATAAATTAAAAGAGTTAATTGCCAATGGAGAGGTAGTGTTTAATGTACCTATTGTAATAGACAAGAACAATGTAATAGTTAAAGGGCACTCAAGATGGACTGCACTTAAAGAACTTGGATATAAGATTTGTCCAGTAATCGTAAGTGAAAATAGTGATGAAATCAATAATGAAGATAGAATACAAGATAACATAGTTCAAGAATTATCTACTTGGAAACAAGAGGAGTTATCTATTGAAATTAGAGATACTGACATTAACCCTAAAGATTATAACATCAACTTTAAAGACCTTGGTTATCACGAAAAGTATAATCCGGATATAACTGCTGGAGATGTTAAATCGGCTCAAGCATTGTTCCTAGGACAAGGTCAACCTAGTAAGGACTTCATAGAGTTAGTATGTCCTTATTGTGGAGAAGAGTTTATGGTTGATAGAAACGAGGTAAAGAACTATGTATAATGAAGTTGCATTTATCGTGCCATCAATGTTTACTAGATTTAAACCTTTAGTCCAACTTTTAAATAGCATAAGATTATACTATCCACAATATCATTTAATTGGTTGCATACAGCAATTTAAAGATGATGAAATTGAAACATTAAAAGGATTTCCAAATACAACTTGGATAGTTAGTAATGAGTTACTTGGAACTTCAAAGCCTAGAATCTTGTGTCTTAAGAAAGGGCTAGAGATGGGGTTTAAATATTTTATCAATTTAGATGATGATATGACATTATGTGAAAAGACCCATTATGAACCTATTATAGAGTTCCTTAAAAATAACTCTAATGCTGGGTTAGTAAGTGCTAACTGGAGAAAGTCATTTAAGATGGTTGATAAAGTTGAACCAATAGATGAGTTTGTTAAGCAAAAGATAGTCTATACTGGTGGAGGTCTATGTTATAGAGATGATGTAGCAAGACTTATGCTAGATTTAGATTTCGATACAATATGTGATAACACTGAATGGTCATTAAAGAGTTATATCAATGGTTATGATAATTATAGATATTTAGGTAGTTTATGTGAACATAAGATTTGCCAAAAAGATGGTAGAAACCTATACCTTAAAGGTAGAGAGGGAGTTAGGTTATGCAACCCTGAATATGTTAATATGGTCAAGTCAAATGTAGGTAATGGTTGGTTAATTCCAGTAGATAAAAACCTAACGGATAAAGCCCACCAATTACATAAACAAAATCAAAAATGAAATATCTAATACACTGCTGTAATAAAAGACTATGGTATGTAAATGACTATCTAATTCCAAGTTTAGTGGAACAAGGTATAGATAGAGAAGATATAATTGTATATAATGACGAAAATAATGATGGCAATTTAACCAGTTGGTATAAGAGTTGCCAGTATGTAAGGGACAACCTAGAATTATATGATGGGTGTTGGCACTTACAAGATGATGTTCTTATATGTAAGGACTTTAAAGAACGAACTAAAAATCCACCATTAAATGATATAGTATGTGGGTATGTTGGTAAGTTTGATATAGAAGATGGACACGACTTAAAAGGAAAGCAAAATATTAGTTGTATGCCATATAGTTTCCAATGTATTTGGATACCTAATAGATTTATTTATGGATTTGTTAATTGGTTTGAACGAGAAGTAATCAGTGGTAAGAGAATGCAATTTTATTATAAACGAAATAAATATGATGATTTCTTCTTTAAGAAGTTTATGACTATGGAACATAAATATACTTTTAGTTATGCTCTTGAGGAAAATCTCGTAGAACACATAGATTATATTATAGGTGGTGCAATAGTTAATCCTTATATGTTAAGAAAGAAACTTAATAACACTGCTGTAAACTTTAAAGATAAAGATTTAGTAGAGAAATTAAAAATAGAGATGGAGGGAAGATTATGAAATATATGATACATAGTTGTAATAAACGATTATGGTATGTAGAAGAATATCTTATTCCATCTATGATTAGACAAGGAATACCTAGAGAGGACATAATCGTATGGAATGATAATGATAACATAGGGTGCTTGAAATCTTGGTATAATAGTTGTCTTTATATAAAAGAAAATGAGGACTTGGAATTAGGTATGTGGCACTTACAAGACGATATATGTATATGTAAGGATTTCTATACAAGAACTAAAGAAGTTCCTAACAATATTAATATTAGATGTGGATTTGTAACGAGCAAGTTTAATCCAAATGGAAAATGGAATAAAGGACTGCAACCAATAGGACTTGGCTGGATGTCATTTCCTTGTATATACATACCAAATAAATATATGAGTGAGTTCCTATTTTGGTTTGATACAACTGTCATTAAAGATGGGAAGTTTAAAAAGCAATATGATACCGGTAAGATGGACGACTTCTTCTTTTATAAATACATAAGACAATTACATCACGAAATAAAGAGTATGAATATAACACCTTGTTTAGTTGACCATATTGATTATCTAATTGGTGGGTCAACCTTGTTTGATAGAAAAGGAAAACAAAATAGAGCATTTTATTTTGACGATGGATATTTAGTTGATGAACTTGCTGAAAAACTAAAAGATAGGAGGTAGAGTTATGACACCTAGTAATAGTCCTAGTTTCCATCAGTATAAAACGGAAGAAACCAAGAGTGATTACAAGAACCCCACTGTTGGAAAAGGTACAAAGACTGATACATATACAAGGTGGAAACAAGATGGAGTACTAAATGATAAGTTATTGCTTATAGAGGGTTATGCTAGAGATGGTGCTAAAGAATATCAAATTGCCGAGGCACTAGGTATATCACATAACACTCTTATAAATATGAAAGCCAATTATAGTGAAGTTAGTGAGGCATTGAGGAAAGGAAAAGAGATAGTTGACTATGCTGTTGAAAATGCACTTTTGAGAAAAGCCCTTTCTGGAGATACAACTGCTATAACATTTTGGTTAAGAAATAGAAAACCGGATAAGTGGAGAGATTTAAAAGAAATCAATGCAAGTCTTAAAGATGGATTTGTTAACTTTGACTTTACTGGTATAATGGCAAAAATAGGAGATAAGGGTCATTTGGAGGTAGAAGTAGATGCCAATAATAGAAGAGAAGAGAATTAGAGAAAACATAGATATATCTAGTTTAATCAGTCCTTGTTTTTATGAAGATTTAGTTGACTTGCTTATGTATAAATATTCTTACTTATGGGAGTATGGAGGTCGTGGTAGTTTTAAATCTTCATTTATTGGGATAGCAATTCCTTTACTTATGATGCGTGACCCTGAAGCCAATGCCATTTGTATAAGAAACATAGGTGGTACTTGTAGAAACTCGGTTTATAACCAAATTGTTTGGGGAATAAATCAATTAGGAGTTAGCCATCTATTTAGAATATCAAAAGGAGATAATGGTTGTTATCCAATAACCTATCTTCCTTAAGGTACTAAAATATATTTTAGTGGACTTGATGACCCTGAAAAAATAAAGTCATTTAAGCCACATAAGGGATACCTAAAAATATCTTGGTTTGAGGAGTTTCCCCAGTTCAAGAATATGGAGGTTATTCGTAATGCCTTGCAGTCTATAAGGCGTGGTAGTGATAAACCTTTTGTAACTATTTTTAGTGGAAACCCTGTTAGATTTAAAAATCACTGGTCAAATATCCAGTTTGATGAAGAACAAACTAATCCTAAATCAAAGTGCCATCTTTCTTGCTATCTTGATAGTCCGGAAGAATTACAAAAGAAGTGGTTAGGACAAGACTGGCTTGACGATGCTGAAAGATTAAAAGTTACTAATTATGAGGCATATAAACATGAGTATCTTGGAATACCTACTGGTTATGGTACTGGAGTATTTAGTAATATTGTAAATAGAGAAATTACTGAAGAAGAAATTGAAAAGTTTGACAATGTTGGTGGAGGAGTTGACTGGGGATTTGCTGAAGACCCTACAACTTATACTCTATCTCATTATGATGCTAAACATAGGG